TGCTTTGAATGTTTGCGCTTTTTCAGCGCCTCATGTTAAGGAGCGGCGGGACTCAATTCCGTGTCCCTGTATTGCTTCAGCGTCGTGCTGATGGGATAAACATTACCTCAGGGTAAATTTTATGTCTATACCCATAGGTAAAGTTTTTAGGCGTAAAAGTTTACCTGATTGAAAAATCAGGTAATTTATTTTTTATTGAGGGGTAAATTAAAAGCAGAAAGCCCGGCATTACCGGGCTCTTTAGGATTAAATCAGGGGAGTTTTTGCCACTTGGCATCGATAACAGTGCCGATGATGGCGCAGTTACCGTTTATTTCTGTCATGGGGTAGTGCGGATTGAGGGGCTTAAGAAACTTCCTGCCAGCGTCCTCAATATACATCTTGAAAGTGGCTTCGTTGTCATTGACCAGTTTTGCTACAACCAGTTTGCCATTTTTGGCTTCTTTGCTTGGGTCTACAAGAATGATCATCCCCTCAGGCACGGTAAACCCGACCGGAGAAGTCATTGAATCACCCTTAACTGTAAGCCAGAAAGAGTTTGGTCCGGCGTTCTGCGTTGTCTCGGGCCACTCTTCTATCTCTTCGATTTTATAAGGCTCTACGGCCTCTAGCCATTGTCCGGCGCTAACCCAGCTGATCAATGGGAATCCCTTCGTTTCGTTGTGAGGACCAGCGAACGAGACGTTGCCATGACCGCTTTCTGCCACGCCGTCCATCCATCCGCGAGGGAGAGAAAATGCTTTCTCAATGATCTCTACCATATCATCAGCAATTCTCTTTTTACCCTTTTTACCTTCTTCGTAAAGCATACGCGAGACATAAGAAGGCTCTCTTTCAATTTTGCGAGCGAGAGCGACAGCTTTGCCGCCGCAAAAATCGTCTCGAATCTGTATCAGGCGCTGGCGCCGTTTCTCGTATTTGTCCATGGCGAGCATTTTATATGCCTTTACCTCGTGGTAAATAACCTACAGGTATTGCCATTTTCGTTACCTGTAGGTAAACTATTTCCTAGTGAAGGTAAACAAGGAAATGAGAGATGAATGAATTACGTTTTTATCTCAACAGCCTTTCACCGGATGAACAGAAAGACTTTGCAGCTCAATGCGGCACGACGATCGGTTATCTGCGTAAGGCATTGAGTAAAAATCACGAGCTAGGCGCTGCTCTTTGCGTGCTAATCGAGAAAGCAAGTTCCGGCGCGGTTACCCGCAAACACCTTCATCCTGGTGACTGGACAAGCATCTGGCCTGAGTTAGAGGCCGCCTAAGCAACAACCGCTCTTAAACATCCCCGCCCTGAAAAAGGGCAGTAATCAAAGTAACGATTCACTACGTGACAGCCAATCGGCCGTCGCGCAATTACCTATTCAACGAAGGAATTCTATTAAGTGGAAAACGCAAAGAAACGCAACGAGGCGCTCAAGATTGAAAGCGCCTTGCTGAACAAGATCGCATTGATTGGAACTGAGAAGACGGCCGCAGCAATGGGCGTCGACAAGGCGCAAATAAGCCGCTGGAAACGCGACTGGTTACCGAAGTTCTCAATGCTGCTTGCGGTGCTGGAGTGGGGCGTCGTCGATGACGAGATGGCTCATTTAGCCAGACAGGTAGCCAAGTTGCTGACAAACGAAAAAGCCCCGAAGAACGGCGAATTCTTCGAGGCCTGATAGCGAATTACTGGATCAATTCACAGGAGTAATTATGCCAAAGAAACATACGGTTTACCAGGCAGATATGCGCAAAAACCTTGCCCGCATCGAGTTCTGCAAAGGCTTTAACCCGGTAGTGGCTGAGAAGCTAAAGCACATTCTGGAAGAGGCAAAAGCGAAGGAGAAGGGCAAATGAGTAACGTAGCGAGTATGGCCCGAGCGAGAGAGGCCAGAAAGAACCAGGAGACGCCGCATCATGGCGGTAAGGGGTATGCCTTGCTGCATCGCAAAATCAAGGAGCTTCCCTTTTACAGAACGGATTCTGAAGCCGTACACCTCTGGATCCACATCATCCTCTCGGCTAACCATGCGCCCGCATCGGTCAACACTGAGTTTGGTGAAATCCTCGTTAACCGTGGTGAGTTCATCACCGGGCGAAACACTCTAGCTTCTGAAACTGGAATCACAGGCGATCGAATTAAGTATCTGCTCAACAAGTTCGAAAAGCTGAGCATGATAAGCCGCATTTCCAATAAGAAATTCACCCGCGTTTCGGTCACAAAATATGACGATTATCAGCCCAATTTTGTGCCAACAGAATGCCAACAGAGTGCCAACGCAATGCCGCTCACACCAAGGGCTAGCGAGGAGGTTGTGCCAACAGAGTACCATCAAAGTGCCACAAACAATGAATTACTAACTAATAACTCAATATCTAAAGATATTGAGTGTGCAACTTCCGCATCAAAACAGGCTGAGCAGAAGCAAAGACTTTCCTGCGAAGAAGTATGGGAAGCACTTCGTGACTGTGTGCCAGATGCACGCGGATGGAATGTGTTAACTCCAAAGCGCCGTCAGCTGATCCAGAAGTTCTGGCGAGAAGCCCGACCCATTGCCAAGCAATTCGGTGATGAAGAGCCATTCGGCATGGATGCTTTCCGCCAGTACCTGACTTACCTGCACGCCTCATGCCGCTGGATGTTCGAAACTCGTTCTGACCAGGCTACCGGGAAGACGTGGCAGAAGCGCAATTACGAATACATTCTGAGCGCAGAGCTGTATGCGCAAGTCCGCGAAGGAGACCGCGATGACAGATAACATTTTGATGCCTCCGCACAGCCTCGATGCTGAGCAGGCTGTACTGGGTGGCCTGATGCTGGATGGTGGCGACGAGAGAACGCTGAAGGTTATGGCGATGCTCAAGCCTGAAAGTTTCTTCTCTGGCCCGCACGCAAGCATCTTCACCGCGATTAAAGACCTGCTGGCGCGCAACCAGCCGATTGACCCACTTACCCTGTCAGACGTTCTTGAGGCAAGCGACAAGCAATACGGCGGATTCAGCTACCTGGCTGAGCTGACAAAAAACACTCCATCAGTCGCAAACCTCGTTCACTACGCCGCTGTGGTGCGTGACAAGGCCATGGAACGCTACGCCATCATGAAGCTGAACGAAGCAACCGAGATGCTCTACAGCCGCAACAGCATGACGGCCGTCGAGAAGCTGGAATCTATCTCAGCCCTGACAACGCAAATCAGCGATTACGCCAAGACGGGCAACCGCCGCGGCCTGCGCTCATTCGGTGACGTCATGGATAGCTGGGTAGCCGACCTAGAGAAGCGTTTCGATCCGAATGGTGAGCAGCGCGGCATGAGTACCGGCATCCCATCACTGGACCGCATGCTGGCACCGAAAGGGCTAGTGAAAGGCTCACTGTTCGTCATCGGTGCGCGTCCGAAGATGGGCAAGACAACACTCTACGGCCAGATGGCAATCAACTGCGCTATCCGCGAGAAGAAACCTGCGCTGATGTTCAGCCTTGAGATGCCTGCTGACCAGATTCTGGAGAAGCTGGTAGGGCAGAAGTCAGGTGTTAACCCGAGCATTTTCTACATGCCAGCCACAGAAGACGCTGACGACACCTACCAGGGCGACTACGACGCCGATTTCGACAAGGCCATCAAAACCGCTAACCGGCTGCGCGAAGAAGACATGCTGTACATCGACGATACGCCGGGCCTCTCACTGGCTCATATCGTTGCAGAGTGCCGCAAGGTCAAGCGCCAGAAGGGCGAAGTAGGCATGGTGCTGGTCGATTACCTCACGCTGATGACCGCTGAAAAGGCGGACCGTAACGACCTGGCCTACGGGCTCATCACGAAAGGGCTGAAGAACCTCGCCAAAGAACTGGGCTGCGTAGTCGTGCTGCTAACCCAGCTTAACCGCGAGCTGGAGAAGCGCGTCAATAAGCGACCGCTACCGAGCGACTCACGCGACACCGGACAGATTGAGCAGGACTGTGATTATTGGGTAGGTATCCACCGCGAAGGCGCATTCGATGAGAGCGTACCGGCAGGCGAAACAGAATTGCTTCTGCGACTCAACCGCCACGGCGAAACCGGCACCGTGTTCTGCTTACAGAAAAACGGCGCTATTTACGATATGGACCAGACGTCAGCCAGAGCAGAGCGCGATTCGCGTTCCGACAAAGGCGGCAAGAAAAAGGGTGGGGGATTTTAACCATGATCAAAGCAATCAGAGATGTAGTGAACGAGCGCCAGCGCCAGAAA